GGCGCTTGGCGCTCTCGGCTACCTATAATTTCCTCTTTTGTGCTTAGGCCCTTAGATGTACCAATGTTAAGGCTGGCACAAGCTCGACCCCAACAGGCTGTTTCAAGGTTCTGCAGCTCTGATCCATTTGTGTATGGACTTTTGCCCACTATGAACTCACTGGCTGTACCCACGCCCGGTAGTAGATCATCAGCATTTCTGTAGGCTCTAGCAACTCCCCACATTTTCATAGGGTCACCATCCATTACACCCATGAACTCAAACTGAATAGATCCCTCTGGATAGCGTGTATAAAACTCTGCTACACGCTCGGCAACTGTGACGTAATTGCTAATGTCAAATCCCATTAGATTTTCCACCCATCTTTAGCCATCTGTACTTCAATGTCTACGTGTGATGTGCGCCTAAACTTGGCGAGCTGATCTTTATGATGTTGGTTTTCAATTACTATGCCAACAAGTATGCCGACAACAAACATAATGCCCATGTAGGCCAATATGACTAATGCACTCATGCCCTGATTTCCTATTCTTTAGTTATGGCTCTTGGTAGCCATGTCTTAATTATGCATGATAATCAATTTTGCACAAGCAGGTATTCGGTGTGTTATGACTTGTGGCCAAATGTTTTTGCACCACTACATGTAGTGCATCGACCTTATTTATCAAGTCTGGCAAGGATTTACCACCATTGGCATGTGGCTGGATGGCATAAGTCATGGTGTCTATGTAGGCCTTTATCGGCTTAACTACGCCCCATTTAACTAACATGCCACCCAATGTAAGTATGGCTATTAAGGCAGCTGCTAACTGTCCAATGTAAATGACTGACATGTCACTCGGCATTTTCTCCAGCATGTATAGCTGCATCAATTTCAGACTGATCTAATTTGCCATCATTGATAAAGCCTTTAGCCGTAGCGCGTAATACAAAAATTAATGGGAATACCGCTGAAATAATTGCAGCTCTTACAGGCTCAATGCCAAGGCCTGTAGATAGGCCAAATGTGCTTAGTCCGGTGTAAATAACCAATGACAGTGTTCTAATTACTAATAACTTCATGCTTTTAATACTCCGCTTGGGTCCATGTCTGTTGACTTACTCCACTGAATGCCATTACGGCGCTCAAAGTGTAGATGTGGCCCTGTTGTGTTACCTGTCGATCCGCTTTCAGCAATGTACTCGCCCTTTTTAACCTTTTGTTCGGGCTTTGCAAATGCCTTGGATAGATGGGCATAAATTACAAATGTATTATCTGGTAATTGCTGGACTATCTGTGTGCCGTATGCCTTGCCCCAATTAGCGTTAACAATAACCCCATCAGCCACAGCAAGCACATGCGTACCTACAGGCACAGCAAAATCCACGCCCGTATGATAACCAGTAGACCAGTGCTTGCCGGGTACATGGTAGCCAGTTGTTATCTTGCCACCCTTAATAGGTAATGCCATTATTCTTTAGGATCCTCAACGCGCATAAAACCATTGCAACCAGCACAGATGCATATTTCGGCTGGATCTGGGTATGGGATTTTGTGTTCAAAGTTTTCGCAAGTTGGTGTCTCACAGATAAGTAATTTAATCATTTACAAGTCCTAGTTGTTTTCTGCATTGGCTGATGTCATTTGTACAGCAATAAAGTCAACTTGCGCAGCTGTCCAAGATTGTGTGGATGATGAAAGATTAACCATGTAGGCAGTAAATCCAGTTGTAGCCGCATTTGTTAACTTAACTACAATGCCAGCCGATCCACCGGGTAGGCCAGTTTGTGTCAATGTAATAACTGGTGGGCCATTGTTAAATCGTGTTGATCGTGTAAAGGCAATAGTGGCTGTTACAGATCCGCCAGATGCAACTGAACTACCAGACTGTGTGTAACGGCCTGTACTCATTGCATAAGGCAATGGACGGCTTACACCAGAGACTACGTTAACGATCTGATTAGGGTAGTTAGTAACATCACCTAAACGGGTATCAAAGCCCGTAGCAACCGTTTGTATGGCTGTAGCGCCATCCTTAACGTAGTCGGTGCTTGTTGGGTAAGCGATGTTAAAATTAGTTGTATTGCCAGCCATCTATAAATCCATCCATTTGTCTGTACTTGGAGTATACCCTGTCCATGTGGTAGTAGGCGGAATTTGATACCACACAATGCTCGAGTAAGTTTCGGAATAAGCCGAGCATGTTAAGGCTAAATCAGCTGTGTATCTAGTTAGGTTCCATGTGTAACCCTCGACAAAGCCATCAAAGGATGTGCCAAACACGGCTGGTAAGGCTGTTGTGTTTACCCTTAGCCCGGTAGTTACTGCACACAAAGCATCTCTAGTTGCATCGCTAACAGTGCCAGCATGTAATGGGATAGTAAGTAATTCCGGGTATGTACGCGGATAGGCTCTAGACTTAACAAAATCTACAGCTTGATCAGTAGCGTCTGCAGAGTTTTGTAATTGGGTATCTCTACTGCCATTTAATTCTCCATAAAGAATTACTGATTGATCGTCACTGGCCTTGTTAGTACCTGCCCTGTAATTAACACTGGCTGTGTTTACAATTTCGCCCCATTGTGCGCGACTAACTAGGCCACTAGTAGATAGATCATTAGCAGTAAGTGTTAATGGTGTTGATCCAATTCGAGCTGCATAATCGTCATAATGTAGATCGCCGCCATTACCTTCCCACAGCAAACCTCGACCAGAGTTAGCAGCTTGTACCACTAGATCGTAAGCGTTAGTAGTCCCACCTGTGTAAGCCATCAACTCATACTGTCCGGGTACATCAATGTTTGTGCTTAAGTTGTCAACTAATGCCGAGGCAATAGCGTCATAATTTTGCCATGTAGTGCCTAGAGGTACAGCACTCCAAATAAGTGTTGCTGATAGATCCTGCCATTGTGTACCAAATGCCTCTTGCAAGATGTTAAGTATGCGTGTGCCATCAAATTCTTTTGCATAACCAGCCACGCCAACCATGTGTCTATTAAGTTGTGCCAGTGGGCCTACAGCTGTGATGTTGTATGTGGCTATGGATCCCTGATTACCGTAGGCATCTAGACTTATTTCTATGTCGGAAATTGTGCCATAAAAGATCTCTTGTGTACCTGACGTCCCTTTGTCAATGGAAATAGATACAGGCTGACTTAACTCAACATTTAATGGAGTATTGGCATCTGTCCATAAGCTTAATGATGCATAGCCCGGCTGTGGCTGTTCAGTAACATCATTTCTGCCCATGTTAATACTGATACGCGAAATGGTATTAGCTGCATAAGTTACATTGCCATTAAAAGTTACTGTGGGATAAGGCTCATAAGTTGTCACAAGGCCGAGCCAATCAAATTGATTTTACTTGTACGCAATGATGAATCTTGCATAACCTTTTGAATACTGCGTCTAGCAGACTCACCATCAATTACGCCATTCATAATGATCGTGGTATTTCCTGCAGTTCTCCCGGCTGGATTGTTTCTATTAGGATCGCCAAATGGTATTGCTGGCAATTTGCTTGCATAGCCATTTTTACCGTCACCCATAGTTATTGTGTCTAGTAAATTACCGCCAATAGATTTTAATTTGCCATAGGCAGTTGCGTATAAATCAATGCCCTTAGCCAGTAAGTTAATTGCATCTGCTAAACGGCCTAAAAGACTTACAGCGCCACTGGCATCACCACTGGAGAATACAGCGACTAATTTACCCATGCTTTGTGCAATGTTGTCCAAGCTGCGACCAAGGCTGTATGCCCCTGATGGTGCAAACTCTCCAGCCAATTCACGCGCTCTTGTAGTAAGGCCATTAGGATCCTCACCACTAAATCCCTTAGCAACTAAGTTAACCTGTTCAAGCAATAACTTTAATTTTGGTATTAATTTGCCACCAATGTTTTCTTGTATTTCACCAAATCTTTGTTGCAAGATAGCCAACTGGCCAGCATAGGTTTGTGTGTTTGCTTTAGCCGATCCGCCAAATAATTTAGTTAAGACACCAGTAGCCTTTGTAAAATCCTTAGACTTTACAATGCTGTCACTTAATGGCACACCAAGTTTTTTAAGCGCTCCCAGATTGCCTGTGTAAGCCTTTGATAATGCCAGCGATACTGTTTCTAAGTCTTTACCCGTAGCTGACGAAATGTCTATGGCAAGATTATTTAATTGTTGTGCTTTAGTAAGGTCGCCGGTGGCCCGGGCAAGATTAGCTAGTGCTGGGCGTAATTGAGTGTCTGCAATTCCATAAGCCAGTTGCTGTCTGCTGATGTATTCCTCTGTGGACTTCACTTGAGCATCTGTGGCTTTGACTGTGTTACGTAAAGCAGTCGCTAATTTCTTTTGGCTTAACTCATCCTCTACAGCTGCTTTTACACTATCTACACCAATCTTTAAGGCCATTGCTCCAGCAGCTGCACCAACGGCAGCAAAAGATAATCCCATAGCCTTGGAGTATTTACTGATTTTGTCATTTAAGCCTCGAGTTCCTTTATCGGCCTTTTCCATGCCATTAAGAAACTTATTAACATCAGCAACTAATGAGAGTTTGAGTGTACGTGTATCAGCCATTATGAAGTCCTCGCCCATTTATCCATTACTTGATTTACGGCATTGTGCCAGCGTTTAGTAATTTCAGGTTGCATTGCTTTAAGAGTTGGAAAGATCCAGTAGCCAGTATTGCCCCGACCTTGTCGAGCTGTTCTAGGTGGAAATTTATAACCACCATTCTTAAACTTAGAAACACTGCCAAAGGCATTTCGATTGCCACCAAACTCATTACCAAATAGCAACTGCCCGGCATTAGCGCCACCAGAGGCTTTACCTCTAG